CTCCAAGGTTGGAAGCAATAGAAGCGTTTACGACGAAAATAACGGAAAAGGGTCCAGCGCTTAGAATCGATGCATCGTGTAAAGTGTTGATCAGAGCGCTGACGGGCGGTTGGCGGTACGAGAAAACGCAGAAAGGGATAGAGAAGGTAGTTCCTGAAAAGAATGAATATTCTCATCCTGGAGATGCGTTTGGCTACCTATGCAGGTATCACGTAAGATACAATGCAGGAAAAACTCGTAGAGTCAGACACTTAAGTAACGTGTCTAGTACGTTCCACAACCCGTACATAGGAAGGTGATCAAATGGCAGAGTCTCAAACAGAATCAGTAAAGAACGTAACGGTAGGAGCAGTAGAAGAAGGCGCAGATGCCGGAAGTCAAATCATTGCACCCGTACTGAACGATAAGGCGTTAATGGCGCTAGGAACTAGACTTAGAGCCAAGTTTGAAAAGTATAAAGGGGATAGAGTATCGTATGAGAATCAGTGGATAAAGAATGTACGGCAGATTTTAGGTGTGTATGATCCTGAAATAGAGACGAAGATTGGCAACAGATCAAAGGCGTACCCGAAGCTTACAAGGGTTAAATGCGTATCAATGTTGTCTAGACTGATGAACCTGCTGTTTACTGCAGGAGAAAAGAACTACGAAATACGACCTTCTCCGGTTCCTGAATTAAGTAGCGAAGATTTATCGGGAATACTTGAAGGTATCGCGCCAGAATCAACTGATCAGGAAATAGAAGAAGCGATCTATAAGTTTGCGAAATTAAGGGCAGAACGATTAGAGCGAGAGATAGATGATCAATTGCAGGAGTTAGGCGGAGATAAGAGCTTATCGTACGTTGCGCTGTGTCGCAAAGTATTGAAGAGTGGTATACGTTACGGCATAGGGGTATTGGAAGGGCCGTTTGCGGAAAGTGTAAGAGCACGTACTTGGACGAGAGATCTGGATGGTACGTTGGTAGAGAATAAGATGGATAAGTTCAGGCCTTGCTTCGATTTTGTGCCTGTTTGGGACTATTATCCAGATCTGAGTGCCAAGTACTTCCATCAAATGGAAGGTAGTTTCAGACGTATCGTTATGTCAAAACATGAGCTGATCGAGATGGCGAACAATAGGTCGGAAACTGTATTTAAAGACAAGATCGACGAAGTTATCCGAAGACATCCAAACGGCAACTATAAGAGCTACTCGTTCGAAACGCAGTTGAAAGAGATAGGCAACCAAAGTGCGGTTAGTATGGAATCTAGTAACAAGTACGAAATTTTCAGGTATATAGGACACATCTCTGCAGACTCGTTCAGGGAAGCAGGGATACCAGTACCTGATAATGTGGTCAGCGATGATGTTATCGCGCATGTGATGATTGTAGAAAATATACCGATCATGGCGCATCTGGATCCATGGAGTTCAATGAACGAAGGCAGGACTGTACCGATGTATCATCACTTCATATTTGAGGAAGATGATACGAATATGTTGGGAGAAGGGCTTCCATCGATCGTAAGAGATAGTCAGTTAGGTGTCTGTGCAAGTACAAGGATGTTGTTGGATAATGCATCCGTAATGCGTAATTTCGAAGTGAATAGGGATATGCTGGTACAAGATCAGGATACGATGAACATTTACACAGATAAGATTTGGTATCGGGAAGATGGTCCAGCGACGGCGCATATACCTGCGATACGAGCGATAGAATTACCGATGTTCCTGCCAGAACTGCAGAATATGGTAAAGATGTTCAAGGAATTCTCAGACGAAGAGACGTTCGTAAATGCTGCAACAGGAGGGGATATGCAGAATGGCCCTTCAGAACCGTTCAGAACTGCAGCAGGAGCGTCAATGTTGCAGGGTATGGCAGCACTACCATTTAAAGACGTCGTGCGAAATTTTGACGTGTTTACCGAGTCTGTGATTGGGTCTATTGTGACTTTCAATAAACTGTTTAACAAAGATATGAAATCTATAAAGGGAGATTTCACCCCAGTTGCAAGAGGGGCGACGAGTTTGATGGCGAAAGAAGTGCTTGGCATACAGCTTGATAACTTGGTCAATAGTTTGTCAGATGAGGAGAAAAAATACGTCAAATTTAGAGATCTGCTCGCTGCTCGAGTAAGAGTGAGAGATCTGGACGCAGAGAGTGTGGTTGTAAGCCCAATAGAAGCTGAGAAAATAGATAAGGCAGAGCAGGAAGCGATAGCTAAACAACAGATGCAGCAGGAAGAAATGCTGAGAGCTGAGCTGAGAAAAGTACTGGCTGATGCGTTTAAATCAGTGTCTTTAGCGAATAAGAACATGGCGCAAGCAGAGGCTCAGTCAGCAGAGTTGGTGCTGGATGCGATGGAGCAGGGTATAAATGCAGCGGAATTAAGTGGCAAAGGAGAAGGGAATGGAAAAGAGTCTGAGTCAGGAATTGGCGGAGATAAACGGGGACTTGTGCAAATTGCTCAAGGAACCGGAGATGTACAGGGTGGCCAAGCTGCTCAACCAGAAGATATCTTTGGAAGCGGAGCGATGCCTTCGGGATCTGTCGGCAACGGTTAGTTCTGGTGATAGAGAAATGCTTACTTCGATAGCGGTTGAGTTGGCTCAGCTAGAAAGAATGCATAAGGAGCTGTTAAAGGCTCCGTTGGAAATTAAAATTAGATATAAAGGAAAAATAGATGGCTGATGGAATGGAAAATCAAGAGGTTAGTACAGGAGAAGACAGTGCGTTTGATAGCGCGTTTGATGCATTTAGTAATGGAGATGTACCAAAAGAGCCGGACGAAGAGATTAAAGAGGGAGATTCGGCAGAACAGAATCAAGAAGATGATGGGGGTGAGCCAGGAACTTCAGAATCGGTAGAGAACAAAGAAGGATCGGATCAGGAAACGAAGGAGGAAGGAAGTGACGAGAAGCAAGAAACTAAGGTTGAAGATGGAACGGAAGAAGGAAAGAAACAGGTTCAAGAATCTGGTGCAAATAATGAAGAGTTAGAAGCACTTAAGAGGGAGTTAGCAGAACTTAGGAAACTTAAAGAACAAGTCCCAAATGTTGCAGAGGAAAAGGTTGAGCAGCAAGAAGAAAAACCTACCTACACAGCAGAAGAAATAGAGGCTATTAAAAAGTACAAGGAGGAATGGTCCGAGGTAGCTGCGGCGGAAGCGCTCATCAGACGAGATGAGTATAGTAAGGTAGTTAAATATGTGTTTGATCAGGTGCAAGAAGTAATACAGCCGATGATTGAGTACATAAATGAAAGAAGCCCTAAAGATCAGTACAGGGATTTGAAGTCTGAAGTAGAAGATTATGATGTAGTAAGAGATAAGGCGATTGAGTGGGCGCAGACCCAGCCAGCGTTTTTAAAAGGTGCATACAACGAAGTTATCCAGAATGGTTCTGTAAAAGAAGTGGCGGAATTTATAAATCACTTCAAGAAGGAGACTGGGTATGGCAGTAAAGGTACGCCGAAGGTTGCTGAAACAAAACCAACAATCCGCACGGTCGAGAAGGTTACAGATCCTAATATTCAGAAAGCAGCAAACGTTTTAAAAGCAGTCAAGTCTAAACAGACGGCAGCTACTACAGGGGCTGATCCTAATGATTTTGATAGTGCATTTGACGAGTTTTCTCAAGTCAGACATATGAAATAAGCGTAGTAAATGCGTCAAATTAATTGTTTTAAAAGTGTTTTTATGTGTAAAATCACGCAGTGAAGTATGTAAACCTAGTACGACGCCAATACAAGCTGGCTGTACGATTAGAGATAAGTTAATAATTTTTAATAGGAGCGAAATATGCCAGCAACAATTTACGGAGATATTAGCCCACGTACAGCAGCTTGGGCGGTTACTGAACTGCTGAAACGCGGGATGCCATTTTTATTGCTTGAGAAGTTTGGTCAAGCGTTTGTTATGCCTAGTAAGTCTACCAAGGTAGCAAAATGGAGACGTTATTTCTTGTCAGGAGCTACCGGATCTGCGGGTGATGGTAATCCAGCAAGCAATTTCTTTGTGCCATTGGCGACCACTCCTTTAGTAGAAGGTGTTACGCCAACAGGTAAAAAATTGGCAAACCAAGACTACACAGCTACGTTAGATCAATATGGTGACTATGTGACCATTACTGATGTAGTAGAGGATACTCATGAGGATCCAGTATTGGGGCAAGCAACTGAAGTATTGGGTGAGTCTGCAGCAATTACGATCGAAACGGTTCGTTTCAACGTAGTTAAAGCAGGTACAAACGTTGTTTACAACAACGGAGCGAATAGAGCGGCTGTAAATACTGCGATTACTTTGGCAAAACAACGTCAAGTAACTACCGCGTTTGCACGTCAAAATGCGCGTAAGATCGCTAATCAAGTAATGTCTACCCCCAACTACAATACTCAACCAATGGAGGCGTCTTATTTTGCACTATGCCATCCAGACTTGGAAACAGATATTCGTAGCCTCTCTGGTTACATTAATCCTAAACAGTATGGAACTGTTACACCGTATGAAAGTGAGATTGGTAACGTTGATCAGGTGCGCTATTTGACTTCCACAATCTTCGAACCGTTTGCTGATGCAGGTGGCGCAAAAGGATTGATGAGATCAACCAGTGGCACAAATGCAGACGTATACCCAGTTATTTTCTTGGCTCGTGATGCGTTCGGTATTGTATCTCTTAAAGGTAAAAATTCATTGCAACCGATGGTTGTTAATGCTCGTCCTAGCCCTGGAGATCCGTTAGGTCAACGTGGAACTGTAGGTTGGAAGACATACAACGCGACTCAAATTCTTAACGACGCTTGGATGTGCCGTTTGGAATGTGCCGCTACAGCCTAATTTTAGCTATTGAATAGGAGAATTTGAAATGGCATTTACGACAAATACTCAAAAGAACGCTGATGGCGTTCTTAAAAGAGCGCAGGGTTTAGTTGTGAGTGATGGTGGCGCTGCCGCAGCACTGACGATTAACGTAGGGTTTGAGCCTAAACGCGTTGCATTCCATAATGTGACTGATCGTATTTCTGATGAATGGTTCGAAGGTATGGCAGCAGCTAGTTCTATTCATACTATTGCAGCAGGTACGAGAACGTTAGAGACGACCAATGGTGTTGCGGTTAGTGGTAATTCGTTTACGCTAACTGCGGTAACAATGGCAGCTAGTAAAACATTTGTTTGGTTAGCAGAAGGTTAATAACATGAGACGTATCTTAAGTATTGAAGTTGAAAGGAATGGCTTTGTTGTTGAGGTATTCAGTCAAAAAACAGAAGAGAAAAACAATAAGAGCAAGGGGTCTTACAACGATCCGTACAAGAGATACGTCTTTAAAGAAACTGACAAAGAGCAGATGACTGAGTTTATTGAAAAAGCTCTGTCAAATTATAAAATGGAAGCCAGCGAGAACGACGTTTTCGACAAGGCTTTTGAAGAATTTTCAAAGGAAGAGGATGATGGCGACGAAGAAACCGAGTAACAGTTCAGGGTGGGATGAAGATTCAGACGATGATTCAATTGCATCTCTGATAGAGAAGGATAAATTAATTGACGAGCCAGTTCAGGTGGCTAAAAAGGCGTCAAAATCTACAGAAAAAAGAGTGAGAATCATTCTTGAAGAAAACGATGAGATTCCTCCTACAGGTCAGTTCATAGGGATTAATGGTACAGGTTACATACTTAAACCAGGGTTAGAGGCTTCAGTCCCTGCAGTACTGTTGAATGTCTTGAATGACGCAGTTAAATCAGTGCCTATCACTGATGGGTCGAATACAGTAATCGGGTACAAGGATAAATTGCGGTTTCCTTATAGGATGCTTGGAGAGGCTTAATAATGAACCTAAAAGAGCAGTTGCAAGAGTTGCGAGGAAGGTTGCTGAGGGATACAAGTAATTTGATTCCTGGGTATAAGCAGGATTTCCTGTACTCTACGACTGATCTTTTAAGGTATATAAAAGAAGCAGAGTTTAAATTTGCCAAGGAAACACACGTTCTCAGAGAGAGCTTGAATCCAGTGATGACTCAAGTAGTTTTGGTAGCTGGAGTTAAAGATTATGAGCTTAATTGTGCTGTATTTGAGGTTATGTCTGCGAGGTATGACACGGATCGATATGATTTGCAGCGATCAGGGCATCATGAATTGTTGGATTACGACGATGAAAACACCTTCGATATTCTTAGATTGTCCAGCACAACTACAGAAACAGGCAGGCCTAGAGCGTATTACCTAGATGAGGGTTCCGTAGGTAAGGACGGCGATGCATCGGTAGTATTTTCAGTTTATCCAGTGCCTACGAGTGCGGAGGCAGGTAAGAGAATCTATCTTAGAGTGAATAGAACCCCTATTAGATCTTACAGTGAAGAGAAGATGGATTTCAGTCACTGCGAATTTCCATTAGAGTTTCAATTGGATGTACTCTCGTGGGCTGCTTACAGAGCTTTGCAGGGTCTAGACGCTGATAAGGGTGCTGCCATACCTGCGGAAAGGCATAGAGTTGACTTCGAGAATGCTGTACTTGAAGCTAAAAGAAGGATGAGACGACAAACAAGCACTGCTATGAGGATAGGGTATGGCGGGGCTGGGTTTTCTTGGAGTAGGTGATGGAATTTTCCATTAACAGATTCGCTGGATTGCGGAATACTGTTTACCCAGAGCGGCTAAATGACGGTCTAGAATTCGATAGTCCAGGATTTCAGCGAGAGATACAACCTGCAGATCTGGTAGAAGCCACTAATGTGGACTTCGACGATACTGGTTATGCGGTAAGTAGAGACGGAGCTGAATTGAAGGTATCTGGAGAGTTTCATTCTTTGTGGTCTGACGGCATTACGGCTCTTGTCGTTCAGAACAGGAAGTTAAAGAATCTCTCCAGTGCATTCGTGCTTACTGAGTTAGCTGATGTCGCCAGAAATGATATCTGCTATCTATCGTTGGATAATAAGATTTATTGGTCTGACGGTATTAGAAACTCAGGCATAGTGCAAAATGGCGTCAATAGAAGCTGGGGGTTGGACGCTCCGGTAATAAGGTCGGTAAGTAGTATATCTGGTAGTTTGTTTGCTGGAAGGTATCAAATAGCCATTACATATGAGCGAGATGATGGGCTAGAAAGTGGCTCAGTTATGCCGGTTCTTATGGATTCTGCGGGTGGAGATGGGTTTAGAGTGTTTTGGAGTGCATCTGCAGTCCCTGCAAATGTGGTCAGTGTAAATCTTTACATATCAGATGCTAACGGAGAACAGCTATTCAAGGTAGGGAGTGTTCCTGCGCTAACAGGTGCGTTTGATGTAACTTCAAGTCTTCTTAAGAGTACTCCGCTAAGATTCAGATACCTAGAAAAACCAATTCCCTGTAGTGATATAACGTACTTTAACGGTCGTATTTATATGTCTGTTGGGTCTAGCATATTTGCTACCATTCCTTTTGGGTATGAGCATGTTGATATGTTGGACTTTATATCTGTAGACGGCTCAAGCATAACTATGCTTAGGGCGGTAGAAGACGGTATATTTGTTGGTACTGAGAAAGGGGTTACGTTTCTTAGAGGTAAGGATTACAAGGATTTTGAGTCTACTCTTGTTAGAGAGTCTCCAGTTATCCCAGGATCGGCAGTGTACGCTGATGGTATGAAAGTAACAGGTCGCAAGGACTTATCTGGTTTAAACATTGTCATTTTTACAACGAATGACAGCATTATGGCCGGACTGCCTAATGGAGAATTGTTTAATTTTACGTACGATAGGTATAGATTTTCTGGAGGTAGTCGGGCAGCCGCTACTTTTGTCGATACTGAAGTAAAGCATCAATATTTAGTAGTGCAACAAACCAACTAAGGAGCAATTATGACAGCAAGAATAAGTACAGGATTAAGAAATTTTCTATCAGAATCGGGCAGCCTGAAGGATGCGCTCCATGGGGGGAAGATACTGGTATATTCAGGATCTCAGCCAACAACGGCGGACGCAGCTCCTACAGGAACGTTATTGTGCACGTTTACAGATAATTCAGGCGCACACACCAATGAAGTAGCAGCTACAGGTTCTGTTGATCTTACAGGTGGAGCATCAGGTTCTGTTAATAGTCTAACGGTTGACGGGATTGCTTTATTGGACGCATCAGTTCCGTTTAATACATCGTTGACGCAAACAGCGGCTGATGTGGTTACTGCTATTAATGCGAGTCAGTCTAATCCAGATTACACCGCATCATCTGTAGGAGCTGTCATTACGATTACAGCTCGTAGAGGTACAGGAAGTGAAGCTAATGGACTTGTGGTTGCATCCACTACGACTACGATTACGAAGACTGATAACAATATGTCAGGTGGTGTAAGCTCTGTTAACGGACTTAAGTTTGGGCAGAGTGCTGCGGGTGTCTTGTCTAAATTAGCATCTCAGGTGTGGTCAGGTACAGCGGTTGCTAACGGTACTGCAGGTTGGTTTAGATTTGTCGGACCGATAGCGGATTCTGGGGCTTTAGATAGTTCTGGAGTTCAGATTCGCTTAGATGGTGCCATAAGTACAAGTGGTCAGCAGCTAAACTTTAGTAGCACTACGTTCACTCTTAGTGGAACACAGACAATAACTACATTTGATATAACAGTTCCAGCTAGTTAATTATGGCAGGTGACGCATCATTTGAGATTTTTTCAGGGATTACGGTTCTTGGAGGAGGGCTTACAGAACTGGTAGCGGAGACTAATCCAGATGATGGATTTTTCTTCGCGTTAACTGTATCTGGACTAGGATCTACAGGTCAAGTTGGGGATGGATCTATTTCGTTAGGCCCAATATCGTGCGATGGTGGTGGTCAAGGTGTATCTGTTGTATTAGGGTCTATTGAGGTATCGGCTCAAGGTGTTTCTGGGTCTGTAGGGATGTCATTAGATGATGACACGGCTACACCAGCAGTATATGTTTTAGGTCAAGGAATTACTGGTAGAGTAGGTAGAGGTAATGTAGCTCTTAATAATCTCACGGTATGGGCTAATTCGCATGAAAATTTCATATCGTTAGAGCCTATCGGTGTAGAAGCACAGGGTCAGAATGGTCAGATAGGTGAGGCTGTAATAGATGTGCAGCCTGTTAGTGTTACTGGGTCAGGACTTGCTCAAATATTGGGTGTAGGCGTTGTAAGACTATATTCAGTGTTCTCTACTGGACAAGGGATATCAGAGTCTGAAGGTTTAGGATCGATAAACCTTAAGAAAGTACACATAAACGCTAATGGCATAATCGGCAGGGTTGGAGCCGCGTCAATACAGATACCTGCTATTGATGTGGATGGGTCTGGTGTTGCCAGAATTGTTGGTTCTGCAGGTGTATCTATCTACCCATTAGCAGTGGATGGTTTTGGGGAAGTAGCCTCTGTAGTGCCTGTATTCAGTTCTCTATCTCTGAACACAAGAATAGGTGCGGTTAGTGAGTACAGTAATTTTGGTTACAACAGCTTGTGTAACTTCAATAACACGACACTTATGGCGTCCGAGGATGGAATATTTGCTCTTGTTGGGGATACAGATAATGGTGACGCCATAGTCTCTAGGATGAAGAGCGGTATAACAGATGTAAACAGTACTCAGTACAAAAGAATTTCCAATGCATACATTCACGGGACGATGAGTAGTGGCTTGATACTTTCTTTAATTACAGAAGATGGTGAAGAGCGCAAGTATCGAGTCAGTCAAGCTAATGAGACGGTTAGGGTACTTAAGTATCTTACTGGTAGAGGGGTCTATTCGCGTAATTGGCAGTGGAGTCTTGAGGGTAGATTTAAGGTAGATCAGATGACTCTAGAGATTGACATGCTTCCACGGAGAATTAGGTGATAGATGATTTTCTATCGCTTAACATACCTGTAGAAACAGGTCCAATAAACTTCACGTTTCTTAATGATTCTGAAGCGGCTAAGGGGTATGTCTATCATGCAAGAAAGCTGTTAGCTGCAACTAAGCAGTATTATGGTGTGTATGATCGAGTAGCTGCTGGTCAGCCAGGTGGTTTCTTTAGGCATGGCGTAGATCTTAGTGATGGCACAAGAATAACGGTATATACCAATGACGGTGTTGATGTAGCTGTTATAGCTACTGTAAAAAGGGTATCGAGGAAAGAGCAGAAAGATGAAGAGCCGGAATTTAATCCTACGCTGAGTAAAGACTTTTTTGTAGCTGTTAGAAGGGTTTCTGGAGGTCTCCCAGTAAGGCCTAAGTCTGGGTACATGACGGTAGAATCAGAAGAGCACTATGGGAAGAGACATGTAGTGCCTCATTTGTGCTTGTGGGTTCCTGACAGGAAGAATGATGATTCAGATGAGAGATTAGTGGTATCTAACAGAAATTCACTGTTGGGTATAGATCTTGAAGATGACGATCAGTTTTTTCTGGGAGGCTTTGTATCAAGGCCTCATTATGAGGATCCTAAGCAATTTCCTATAGGAATATTGAAGACAAGTAACTGGGTTGTTAGAGAAGGTGTTACTGAAGGAGATACTTATTGGGATGTGGTCATAACAAGCTCTGGAACACCGCCTCAAGGGTTATACGATGTTAAGGTGTGTGCGGTGGGAGCAGATTGTCTGGTGGTTGAGCCGACTGAATTTGAAGTAGTGATGGTGATGGGGCATCTTTACGCGAGTAGGACTTTTGTCATTAGTAAAGTATCTGCTGCTACAAGACTGATCATGCCTAAAGGATTCTTCTGGGAATCAGAGGATGGAGGAGGCAAGGAGGATTGGTACTGGGAGAATGATTCTGCTCCTTTTGGCAACATTAATGTTATTTTTGCTAACGGTCCGAATCCTCATGGAGAAAATTGGTGGGAGGGCGGAATTGCTGGATTCTTAGATCATGAGATTATAAAGGCTAAGAATAAAAGTTATTTAAGTGTGGTAGAGCCGGAAAATAATGATGGGAAGCCTTTTTTAGTAGAAGGGTTCTTTGAGATAGACGCAACTGTCGATTATAGTGATCCTAGACTGGAGTATGGGTTTACTGGACCGTTTAGTGGATTTCCGCCGCTTAATGATAGATGTGCTGATCCTGTTGTAACTACGATAAAACGTCAATGGGCGGCATTGCCTTTGGATGTGGTAAGTCAAAGTGTTTCTATAAACGCGAATAGGTTGTGTACAGCAGAATGCGCAGCGGCTTTTCCAGAACCCTGTGGGAATTCTATTGGCGTTACTACATTTATGAACCTTGGATCCTCTAATGAGAGCAGTTTTTTGGTGGACATAGATGGAGTCGCTGAAGGAGTTAGAGTGACGTTTTATTCACCTAAGACAGGTAGAACAATAGCAGCAACAGTAAAGAGATTGCCAGGTTCTGGTGTAGTTAAGATTGGAAGTGCTGGAGTGGCGTGTGCGTATGGATCATTGGATGTATCTGATGAGTTTAATCCTGACTATGATAGTGTGCTTACAGATTTCTTTTATCTAAGCTTTGTCACTACTTCAAGAACAACTGTAGAAGGAAGTACATTCTACTATAGGCGTACAGATGTAAATGTTGTGGTCGATAACCCTATATCTTCAGACCCGCTAGATAGTACTACAGATAACTGGTCGTTTCCTTTTTTGGAAAGTGGTGTAGCAGCTATTACAGGTCCAGAAACATTCGGGTATCATGATGTGTTAGAGAATCATTGGGCTAACGGTAAATAATTTTAGGGGCGTGAAATGGGTACAGGTACTTTCGGGGCTGGTTCGACGCTATATAATGATTTCTTAGACGCTGGAGATAAGAAGAGTGCTGTTGTTGCAGAAGCGCTTGACGATGCAGGAGCGTTTGCGGAAGAAGCTCAGGATAGAGCACTTCAGGTTATTGAGCAATTAGGAAGTTTTCATGTTGATATCCCAACAATAACAGCACCTATAATTCCTATACCAGAAGCAAATCTTCCAGTTGTAGGAGATCCTCCCACGGAACCTGCAGACATAGAGGCGTCATTTCCGTCGGCTCCAGAGGTTCCTTCATTGGGAAGGGTCAGCAGTATTTCATTGCCTAGCGTGCCTGAGTTTAATGAGGTTGCTCCGGTTATTGCTAACATACCAGTACCAGCATCGCTGAACGCATCACTGCCAGCAGAACCTGCTTTAAGCAATTTAGTGCTTCCAGATTCTCCGGCGTACACGTTGCCACAAGTACCTACACTGCAGGGGCTTAATTTGCCTGCGGTTCCGTCGATCGACATACCGTTCTTTTCGGAATCGGTTGGTGATCTGCCTCTAGCTCCATCGGTAGAATTTGCGTGGAATGATGTTACATATGCATCGACCCTTTTAGATAGCTCAAGAGCAAAGCTTCTAGACGTAATAGCAGGACAGTCTCAGGCGCTTTCTCCAGAAGCTGAAGAGGCTATATGGAATAGGGCTAGAGATAGAGAAACTAGGATTACTCAAGGAGTGATTGAAGATGCAGCAGCGTCATTTGCAGCTAGAGGATTTCAACTGCCGTCAGGTACGTTAGTGCGTATTGTTCAAACTGCATTGCAAGAGCAGATGATGAAGGAATCAAGTATCTCTAGGGATATCATGATCCGCCAATCAGAGATGCAGGTTGAGAACTTCAGATTCACGTTAACAGCAGCAATTCAGCTTGAAGGTAAGTTAATTGACTCATTTAATCTTGCTCAGGCTAGATCGCTGGATGCGGCAAAGTTTACATTCCAATCTTACATTGATTTATTTAATGCAAAAGTGTCGCTATTCCAAGCTGATGTGCAGGCGTTTCAGGCTAAAGCAGAGGTGTTTAGAACACAGCTTCAGGCAGAACTTGCTAGGTTAGAGATTTATAAGAGTGAGTTAGAAGGGCAGAAACTGGTCGCTCAGCTTAATGAGAGTCAGGTAAGAACTTACGTAGCGCAGTTAGATGCTATAAAGGTTGTGGCAGATATTTACCGGTCTCAAGTGGATGCTGCTAAGGCGGTTATTGAAGCTGATGGCGTTAAAGTTGAGTTATTTAGATCTCAGATCGCTGGGTACGAGTCCTTAGTTAAGGCGAAGACTGCAGAGTTTGAAGGATACGCTACTAGAGTAAGAGCTGAATCTACTAAGGTGGACATGTATGTTGCTAAGACTCAAGCATTCAAGAGTCGTGCAGAAGCTTTTGATTCGTTGGTTAAGGCTACGTTAGGGTCGAGTGAGCTAGAGTTCAAGCAGAATCAAGAGTTTCCGTTAGAGGTGTACAAGCAAAAGACTCAAGGGTATTTGGCCGCGATTCAAGCGGAAAGCTCAAGGATAAACGCACTGGCAGATGTATATAAAACAAGGGTTGATGCTTATGCTGCTACGGAGAGTGCAAAAAGCGATATAGCCAGATCGCAGACAGAAATACTTAAGTCTGTTACAGACGCATCCGTAGCTCAGGCTGAGTTATCGCTGAAAGCGATTGATCAGAATATCAGGATGGCCATAGCAGCACATGAAACGGCTCAGCAATCACTTAGAGCTGCTGGGCAATTGTCAGGTCAGTTAGCGGCAGCGGCGCTGTCAGCTAGGAACGTTAGTGCGAGCCTTAGTTCTAGTGATCAGTTTGGAGTTCAGCAAAGTAATTCTACAAGTACCAGTACTAGCGTATCTACGGTTACTCAAAGCATTGCTAGTGACAATCTTAACGTTAACTACAACTACAATTCGAGGTAATAATGGCTACTACTATAGAAGATTTGCTTAAGAATCAGAAGTTATTGGCATCTCCTGAAAAGAGGCTTATGAATATCACTATAAACGAGCCTAAGACGGCTGCTCCTGAAGTGGCTAGAAGAATCCCCAGGAATATAATCAACGAGCAGGCTAAGATAATTCAGTTGCCGGACGCAAACAAACCTAAAGGATTTGTAGGCCCTAAACCAGAAAGAGTTCTTAATCCCGCTTCGTTTGATAAATTCTTAGGGAGTAAACCCGCATTCGAGACCATGCTCGGAGATAAGAAATCACTAACTCAGAAAATATCAGGGGCGATTCCTAGCGGGGCGAAGAAGGTAGCATCTCTTTCTGGGAGAGCGGTAGTGCCTGCGGCTATACTGGCTCCGGCTATTCCGGCGGCTCAGACCATTGCAGACAAGAACGCTACTAGGACGCAGAAGATAGATGCAGGGGTTACTGCCACAGGAGAGATCGGTGGAGGTATCGTAGGAGCATCGTTGCTGCCGAAAGTAGCTAAGGGAATAACAACTGTTTCCAGACTGCCATTGCCACCACAGCTCAAGATTCCACTGATGTTAGGTGGAGCTATTTTAGGTAGCTTTGCGGGTAAAGCAGGAGCGAATCAATTACTTGCAGAGACTCCAGATCAACTGCCTGCTGCTCAAGTGGCACAAGAGAAACAAGTTCCGCAGACTGTACAGGAAAGCGATGATTCTATTCAGAGTCAGTTAGCGGCTCTTAGGAGTACTGTTCCGGCATCTGGGAGTAGGTCGTCTGGATTTGCCTCTGGGCCTGCTCAGGTTGGCGGCAATTCACTTCTGGGGATCGCGAATAGAAGGATCGCAGAGAATGCAAATTTACTGAGTAGACCAGGAGCAGTTGAAGTTATAAGAGGATTACAAAGATCTGCATTTCTTGGAAATGGTGTTGAGGTATCCTTAGAGCCTGGAGCAGAGATTGGCAGAGAAAGGTCTGGTAGAGCTTTTGGTCAGCCTGGAGTTGCGTCGTCAGAGCTTAAAACGGACGCTCAGAGAGATGTGGCGGCAATGAATTTAGCTGGAAGATTTGCTGCAGCTAACAATAAGCCGATGACACTAAACCAGTTACAAGGTGTGTTGGCAAACCAAGTTCTTAGTGGAGATCCAGCACAGGCAGAGGAAGCAATCAATCAGGCAGAAAATCTAGGAAGGTTAAAATCAGCGCTATCAGGTAAATCTAAAAAAGCTAAGAGTCCATTTGATGAAGAGCGTAAGAGCATCTCTGAGATATTATCTGATTCTGAGGCAAGTGAGGATGATAAGTCACTGGCTTTAAAACGAGCAATGCAGATTAAAATGATAGAGAGTTTTTTAGGAGAGTGATAAGTGGCTCTGAATGATGCTAACAGGAAGTACCTGGATTCGTTAAAATCTGGAGGCGGTAGCAGCTTTGTAAGCGATCTCCCCAAGTTTGCTAACATAGGTGCTCGTCAGTTTGTTGGCAGTTTAGGAGCCATTCCAGAGGGTATAGGAGCCGCGACTGGCAGGCCTCAGACAATGCAGGCAGGCCAAGCATTTCGTCAGAAACAGGAAAATATTATCCAGAAAGACATAGTGCCTACGCTCTCTAAGGAAGGTAAGAAGGTATTTAGTTCTGGGATTGAGGATGTGTTTAAGGGTGATGTAGGTGTTGGCAAGTTTGTATTAGGTAAGTCAGCACAGTTTGCTCCAGGAACATTAGCAGGTGGTGTAGCTGGTGGGCTGATACGATCAGCGCTTCCAGCAGTATCGAGAGGGGTTGCGTTTGGCGCTGGAGAGGCTTTAGTTACTGCTCCGTCTGGTGCGAGTCGTCAAGCGTCAGAGATAGACGCAGCATCGAGTCAGAAATTATTGGAGACGTCAAAAGCTTATCAGGCAGCATACGCAAAGCATGGCGATAAGCCGGAAGCGGTTAGAGATGCAATTGCTCGAGCAGCTACCAAGGCACAGGCATTGCCTACAGGTGGTGTGAGTTCTGCGATGGCTACGATAGCTGGTTCAGTACTTGCTGGAAGGCTGTCAAAAGGTGCGGCAGGTGGGGTGTTTGGGGATGGAGCAGAGAAGGCTGTAGGTATTATTAGCGGCGCTGCAAAAGGTGCAAGACGTGAAGCTGTTCAAGAGGCTGCCCAATCGTTCTTCGAATCTATCGCAGGAGACGTAACTACATCGAAATTTACAGATCCTTCAGCGGCCAAGCTTGATAATTTATTGAAGAATGCAGCGCTATCTTCTGCTGAAGGTGCGTTAATAGGATCTTCATTAGGTGCATCTATTGGAGCGGTTCAAGGTAGACTTAACAAGATGTCTGCGGATAAGTTACAGAAGGCAGAGGAGTCTGTAAGTACTGTGCAGGACATAGAGAAGAAACTTCAGACAGAAGCTGCGAAACCTGCCGATGTGACAGTATCTCTTGGTGCTCAAGAGGATAGGTTAAGGAATGAGAATGAGGTAGCTGCTGAGAAAGAAGCTGCTATTGAGAATACAATACAGGCAGCTAAGAATCAGGCTACAGTGGACGCGCTTAGTGGCAAACAGGTAGCCAGGCCGTTGAATGAGATGGGTCGAGTTGATCTTGTAGAAGAGGCCAAGAGTTTAAACGTACAGTACAAAGGCGTTAATTCAGAAAGGCTTAGGGATAACATCCAGATTGCTAGAGATGCTGCTGCAGGGGTTAAAAGCCCAGAAACAGATAGGTTCAACACAGCAAGAGAATTAGAGTCTATAGGGGCTACTATAGGGGCTACAGTACCTAAGAATCTTAGAAAAGACATCATCAGAGCATTCTCTGGGGTGGATAGCGTTCAAGATAAGATAACGATATTAGAAGCTATTCAAGAGAAGTACGCTCGTTCTAAATCAGGAGCAATACAAGATACGCTTACAGAATACAGACGTCGATTGGATGAGCTGCAAACGCAGCAGGCACCTGCGACCGAACAAGCTCAAGTGGCACCAGAAGTAATTCAGCGTAACGAGTTGGAAGCAGATGACCTGACTCCAGGAGTCGCTAAAATTAATGAGGAGACACCCAGTGCCAGTACGACTGAAGTTGCTGCGGAACCTGCAGTTGATCAAGAAGTTACGAGTGCGCAAGCAGTTGAGGAAGTTGCAGCTCCTGCAGAGTTACAAGAGCCTGCGAGTGAAGTAGCTCAGCAACCATCCGGGTTTAAGCTGCCTGAGTTTAACAGCGTTGTTAGAGGCTTTGATAGGGCAAAGGATATTCCTATACCAGTGCAGACTGTGGTTCAGGAACAAGTAGCTCAGGATAAGTTACCTGGTTTGGCAATTAGTAGCTCCAGTCTGCCAGAGTCTAGACCTGAAGTCGCAGGAGTCAGTACTGCAGAGCCTCCAGTAATCCAAGAAGGTAAGTCTGAATTTACTCGTGCTAGTAAGTTAGATCGTCCTAAAACAGTAGAAGAAAGAATATTGGAAGCAGCATCAATTGATGACGTTGTGAGAGAAGTTGCTGCAACAGAAACCGCTGAGGATGCTCTTACAGATGAAGAAACCAAGGAATTCATGCAGCTTTCTGAGCGTCATCCAGAGATTGTAGAGAAGTATCTTAGGATAGGGGCTGCTAAAGGCTGGTCAAATAGTAAGACATTAAGCGCTATTAGAGATGCTGCTCCGGTCAGAGAGAAAGCTGCTGCAGTCAAAAAGCTATCTGAGGAAGAACAGCGCAGACGGAATATTGAAGCTGCAGAAGATTCTATTCGTAGAGGTGTGGTTGTTAATGACGCTGTTGATGCTGACGTATTTTTGTCAGAAATAGACAGAGAGTTTAACAAGGTCGATAAGGAGTTCCTGGATGAGGTAGATTCCGTACTTGATGCATACTTCTCTAATAGCGCAAAACAAGCAGTAAATACTAAGATTACAGACATTCCTGACGTTAAAGCATCGCCTAGTAGCGATATTAGAACAAAGGGCAAAACTGTGTCTGCTGAAAGTATCCGCAAGCAATTAGCTGGAAAGTTACCTGCTGGAAGCATAAAGATTAATGTAGTAAGTAGCATTAAATCGCTACCACCAAGAGCTAGGAAGTATCTTGAAAGTAAGGGATTAGAGGGCACTGCTAGAGGTGTGTACATACCAGGCACGAGTGCTGCGACAGACTCCATCTATGTGATCGCGAGCAATATATCCAATATACAAGAAGCTACGTTTGTGGCACTGCACGAAGCTGTGCATAGAGGTCTGAGGAAGGTATTCGGTAACAAGTTATCAAATGCGATGGATCAGGTCTATTCTGCGAATGCTAAGGTTAAGCAGGATGTGGACGCTCGTATGAAATCTGGAGGACTGTCTAAGGCTGAAGCTACAGAAGAAGTGTTAGCTGACATGGCTAGGGAAGGCAGAGTCCGCAATCTCAAGTTATGGGATAAGGTTGTTAGCTACATAAACAACTGGATAGCTAAGGTATTCGATCGTCCGGTCGTCCTTACCGATCGTCAAGTTGAAGAGCTGGTAGCAGGAGCGCAATCTGTAGGTCTTGAGGCAGATGTGGAAGTTGTTGGAGATAGAGTACCTAGAAAGGTAGAGGATATTCGTACCAGTCTTAGATTCAATGACGGACCTGCTCAGGCAATGGACAGGGTTGATGGGTTGCTCAGTGACGCTAAAGAGTTTGTGGAATCTCGCGTTCCATCAGTAACCGGCTTCATGCATAAGGCTAACATGTACTTCTCTACAGGAAGCCATATATCCGAGTTCTACGGCAGAATACTTGGGGGCAACCTTCAGAGGTTGATGGCCAACTGGCAGTCTGCGCTTGGTAGAACAAGTGCGATGGTGTCCAAGATGAATAAGGACGTGTCTCTTAATGTTAAGAGTATTGACACGCTGTCCGACAATCCTCAGTCACAGAAAGCTCTCTACCAACTGATGGGTGAATCAACGAGGTTGGGCATATATCCAAACAGACCTTTCGAAGAGCAGCCATGGTTAACGGTTAAGGACAAGCAGGCGTATAATAATCTTAAGTCTTTGTACGATAAGAAAGGTGTGGCTGAAGTGTATGACAAGCTGCAAGAGCATACCAGACGTGATTTTGATATGTCGTATGCGTCGTTGTTGCGTACGCTGGCGTTTACGTTCGAGGCTCCGCAGGAGATATGGAGTAGATTGGATCCACTTAAAGCAATGAGCGAAGACGCTGGGGATCGCAAGAGCTTTTATGATGACATATCCGCAGCAGAAGACTGGATGAGCCAGAACGAAGGTTCTGACGCAGCCAATGCGCTTACATCTATGCAGGAATTTAGGGCTGCGAAATTGAGAGGCCCGTATTTTCATTTGGGTCGGTACGGGGATTTCTTTGTAAGATATAAGGTGATTAACCCACTAGCTGTTCAAGCAGCGATGGATGCATCTAATCAATTTAATGCATTCGAGTATCAAGCAGGAAGTTCGATAATGAATAGGTTTGAGCAAGAGTCACAGTGGACTACTCAAACATCACTACTTCGTAAATTGCAGGATTCTGGCGCTATTGATGGTCTTGAGGTAGGTAAGGTAGAGGAAAATCTTAACGCGTTAGATAGCGACTCTCCATCTTTTATTCAGAGCATGCTTACCAGGGTGGATGCCGATACCAGGATTGCAGAGGATCAGAAGAGGGATACTAAAGAGCTGATTCGTAGAATATTTGTGGAGATGATGCCTGAAGTATCTGGTGGTAAGCAGTTGGCCAGACGTAAGGGAGTTCCTGGGTATGATGCGGATATGCGCAGGAGCTTCGTTAAGAAGGCGTCTGCTACAGCGTATCTTGTAGCTCACAATACGGTGCGGCCTGAAATAATGGAAGCAATAAAGGATATGAGATTTGAGCTTAACAAGCTCAAGGTAGATCCGACTCAGGACGTCAGAAGGATCGCGCTTGCTAATGACGTGTTTAACCATCTCAAGCGTAGGTTGGACAATTCTATGCAGCCTTTGGATACTCCGGCGTTGGACAGGCTGTCTTCGTTAGGGTATTCGATGTTCTTGGCAAGCAGCGTGCCTTACATCCTAACTAACTTACTGCAACCAATGCAGGTGGGGCTTCCTGTTATTGGTGGACGGCATGGATTCACGAAAACGCTTAGCGAAATGTTTAAGTCCAGTAAGAAAGCAGCATCAATCCTTAAGGAATCAATTAATAAGGGCTGGGACGATGCTAAAAGTTGGAAGGGTATACTTGATGCTCATATTGCGATCGATCGCGCAGATTTGAATCCTGGTGAGCGTAAAGCGATGCATGCATTTATCGACTCTGGAAACTTAGAATTTACGCAAGCGCATGGTCTAGGAAGGATTGAACGAGGCGAAGCAGAAGGGTGGAATACGGTGGCGAAGACGTTTGGCGCTGCGTCTCACTTCTCTGAGGCGCTGAACAGGATATCGGTGGGGCTTACCGCGTTCAACCTTGAAGTAGAAAAGCTTAAGGATAGTGGGCTTACTCAGGATCAGATAATCGATAAGGCCATTACTTACGGGATGCAGTCAATTGTTAACACGCAGTTCAATTACGATCCAGAAAACAGGTCCATTGCATTCTCTAAGAAAGGTATGTTTGGAGAGCTTACTCCGTTGTTTACAGGGTTCATGCAGTTTAATATGCAAATGCTGCAACTGTTAAGTAGCCTAGTCACTCAATCATTTTCTAATTCTAGTGTAGAAAAAGCCGAGGCAAGAAAGGCTCTGGCAGGTCTTACCGCCACTGTAATACTAATGGCAGGTGCGATGGGGTTGCCTGGTGTTAGTTTGTTAGGGTGGGCGTATGGCGGTCTTGCAGGTAGCGATGATGATCCTAAAGATTTTAGGGCTGATTTCATAAGTATGCTCTCAAGCATGCTGGGCAATGATGCTGCAAATATATTGGCGCACGGGGTTATTGATAAAGTAACGGGCGGTACGTTCAGTACACGGCTATCTCTGGCCGACATAGTACCATTCTCTCAGTTCTTATCTGATCGTAGAGATCTATCGGATAAGTTAGAGTCAGGAGCATTGGCAATGTTAGGGCCGTCAATTGGAGCTGCTGCAAATATAGTGCAAGGTGCTGAGAAGGTTATTGATGGGGATCTGTTTAAAGGCATGGTAATGATGATGCCTTCTGCGTTCCAAGGATTCGTTAAGGCACCTGATCTGGCAATCAATGGATTTACGACATTAAAGGGTTCTTCTTTACCGATCAAACCGAATGGATGGGATGTATTCTTACAAGCTTTGAATATAACTCCAAACGTTAAAACGGAGCTGCAGCGAAATACCAGATCATTTACTACCATAGATAAGATACTGGACAATCGTAAATCAGAGTTAAGTAGGAAAATGGCTGATGCACTTGAGAAGGGAGATTTGGAAGCTGTACAGAAGATTGGTGCGGAAATGGCTGAATTTCAATTGAATAATCCCGACAAAGGTACATTCGATCCTGATAGAATCCTAAAACAACGACTCAAACGTACAGAAACAGCGGTTTTATCTGGCACTGGAGTTATGACGGATTCAAGGGATATGGGCAGACTGCTCCAGATGCTTCAAGGTAATACGACGACTAATTTAAGAGAGAGGTTGAGCGATGAGTTGCGGGTGCGCTGAGACGGTTGATTTCTGCGTCAAGAAAGGAGAGACGTTCCAGAAACGGTTTTTCTGGAGTGATGGGACGCTTACAAGTAAAGCAATAAGTGCAATTTCACAAGCAGCTCCAATGGTTGTTACTGCTACTGGACATGGAATGGTAAATAACTGGAGAGCTGCAGTCGTGTCTGCGCGAGGTATGCTTCAAGCCAATGCGGAAGGGTATCCTCCAGGGGCGGCTGAGTGGAAAAGAGTATCTGTAATTGATGCAAATAATGTGCAGTTTGATGAAGTCAATTCCGCCGACTTCGATGCATACACTTCGGGAGGATTTCTTGTTTATCAGAATCCGGTTAGTTTGGCAGGAGCTGTAGCGTCGTTATATATCCGAGATGCTCCTGAGACTGGCACTGTTTTAGCAACACTGACCAGTTCCCCTTCTTCTGGTTTGCTATTAGACGATACTACGAAAGCAATTACTGCTACGCTTCAAACGGCAGCATTGACTTGGAATGTCGGGTACTACGATCTGGAAGTAACGCTGACGACTGGCAGGATTGTTCAAGTCGCATATGGTAGTATTTCTATCACTTAATTAATAGGAGTTGAGTTATGTCTAAGGGTAATACGTTTGAAAATGATTTTCTTAAGTTGGTGTTTAACGCAACTGCAATTGCCAATATTGCGGATAACGCTGCGTCGTCTCCTCTTACCAACTTGTATGTGAGTTTACACACAGCAGATCCTGGTGAAGCAGGAGATCAGACAACAAGTGAAATTGCATACACATCTTACGCAAGGGTAGCAGTTGCTCGTACTACAGGTGGATGGACGGTAACTGGCAATTCAGTAAGTCCTGTAGCGAACATTACATTCCCGACAGGTACTGGCGGATCGGGTACTGCTACGCACGTGGGTGTAGGAACGTTGTCATCAGGTGCAGGTAAATTGCTGTACAAGGGCACTTTAACACCTAACATCGTGTGCGGTAATGGTATCGCTCCGGTTGTTACTACAGCTTCTACTATTACAGAAGATTAGTAATGGCGAATCTAATCACTGCTGTTCTTACAGTCATCATCTTTGGTGTGTACGGTTTTGCCGCATTCTATATAGGTGGTGCTGTTAAGGACGGCGAGTGGTTGGCTCGCGAGAGAGGTTCAGTAAGTAGAGCTGTCGATGAAAAGAATGAAGAGATAGAAAGGCTAAACAGAGTAATAAAATTTAAGGAGGAGGCTTCGGCCAGTCTTTTAAATGAAAAAGATATCGATTTCAAACGTCTTGAAGCTAAGTATATGGCTTCTAGTCGCAAGCCTGGCGGGATGCGCGTCTCCTCAAAAGTGTGTGGAAAACCAGGAAAAGATAACAGTGCCGAAGTCGGAATTTCCAGACCTGAAGAATCAGGAACGATTCGACTTCCAGAAGAGAATGAACGACGCCTTCAGTTAGTATCGATGGATGCTGACTATGTAGTGCATATGTATGATCAGTGCAGGAAGGTATTGATAAAAAACGATTTGTTGAGGTGATATGACTGTAACTTCCTTCGATGATGCAGTTCTAGGGATTAAGCCACTAGAGTTTTTCGCAAAAGCAGCTTCAAGTACACTGGTAGCTGGAAGGGCGTTCAGTCCTTTCTATACTGCAGGTATACCTGGACCAGCGGTCGCACCTTCGCCTGGAGTTGCTGGAGCTGCGCTAACAAGCTACGCAGGACAGATACCTTTCCCTGCAGCGGTTGGTGGGGAAACCATACATCTTGCCAAATTCCATGCTTTCGCATCTGGTCAGCCAGGTACTCTACTGCTATGCGATAGGCTGTGGCACAACAGTGGGCTATCGCTGACACTGACTACATCTCAAAACGTAAATTCAGTGGCGTGGCCTGCGAGGGATGAAAATGAGTCTACCAACGGAGAAGGTATTTATGTAGGAGTAGAATTCTCTGCAAATGGTGGGGTTGGCACTCCTACGCTTACGTTAGGGTACACTAACCAGGCAGGTACTGCTGGCAAGACTTCGAACAGTATTGTAACTACGTCAGCGTCACCGTTGGCCGGATCTTTTTATACATTCGGCTTAGCTGCAGGTGATACTGGAATAAGATCAATACAAACATACCAGCAGTCGGCGACATGGACATCAGGTACGATACATTTGGTGGCTTTTAGGATCATAGAACAGATAGATTTGCCTGTTAGTGGCCAGGGAGATGGCGTAAATCTGCTTACTAATGGATTGAAGAGGTGTTGGGATAATACGGTTCCATTCTTGCTATTTATTCCTGGAGCTACAACATCGACATTGCTGACAGGAACTGTAGGGTTCACACAGAGCTAATATGACGATCACAACGTTAGATCAGATATTTTCAGGCACTAGAATACCGCAGCCTTTTGTAAAGACTTCGGCTTTTGGTACGACAGGAGCAACTGCAGGCAGGCATCAGAGTAGTTGGTATTTGGCAGGGTATCCCGCTGCGGCTACTGCACCAACTCCAGGTTTGGCGGGAGCAGCTTTGACCAGTCCAGTTACAGGTCAGATACCTATACCGCCAGCGTCGAATCAGCTCTACTTGCAGAATCTACGATTTAAAGTCTCGGTCGGCGCAACCGCAGTTAATTTTCTATGTGACAGACTGTGGCACAACAGCGGTATCACGATAACATCAACAGCAGTCCAGACAGTCAATTCGGTTGCATGGCCTGCTAGAGACGAGAATGGGTCTACTAATGGAGAGGGAGTGTTTATTGGCGTTGAGGTAAGTGGCGCTACCGGAGCCGGTACTCCTACGATAACGATAAGCTACACCAACCAGGCAGGTACTGCTGGAAGGACAGCTACAAACATACCTGCCACGATTGCATCGATAGCAGCAGGATCGTTTATTCCTATAGGGCTGCAAGCTGGAGATACTGGGGTAAGGTCGGTACAGTCAGTTACCCTTTCAGCCACATGGACATCAGGTACGATTCACCTGGTAGCGTACAGGGTGCTTAGCTCGTTCATAATAAGGAATAATGCTAACTGCGATTCGGATATAGTAGATTCTGGGTTAGTTCCTTTATATGATGGGTCTGTTCCTTTTATTCTAGCTGCTCAGAGCACTGCTGCTATTTTGGTAGGATCTGTAACGTATACTCAGGGGTAGTTCATGGCCCTTACGAGTAGGGGTAAAATATTAGTAAGTCCTCAGAAGGAACTGTGGAATAAAGGTTCTAAAGTACCTGTAATACGAGGTCTATCATTTCTCGACGGAGAGGTTGTAAGCGTAGGGGTTGTACGTAATTACGTCTTCGGAACAGACCAGAAATCTGTACTATCTAGCTCTGGCGTAGCGACCACTAATTTCACATCACCTCCTCCAGCAGCGGATGGCGTTCTATCTTCTAGTGGGGTAGCTACCGCAACGTTTGCCGGAAAAGCTGACATACCTGCCGTACTGGCATCTGACGGAGTATCTACCAATGCATTTGTAGGCCAAGCGTCAACGCAAGCGGACATGTCTGCAGCCGGTGCATCGGCGAATGCATTTGTAGGCCAAGCGTCAGCTCAAGCGGTTCTTGCGTCTAGTGGAGCATCCACCAATGATTTTGTAGGAGTAGCATCTAAAGAAGCAGTACTAAGCTCATCTGGTGTAGCTACTACAGATTTTCAAGCGGCGTCTGTAACAGGAGATCTGACTTCTTCTGGGTCCGCAACAGCCAGCTTCACAGGTAGGTCGGATGTTCCAGCGGTCTTGTCGTCAGACGGCATTTCTACCAATGCATTTGTAGGTATATCCTCCGCACAAAGTACATTAAGTTCATCCGGCGTATCAACTAATGCATTTATTGGAGAATCCGACGCTACTGCGGTACTAAGTTCAAGCGGGGTTTCCACTAACTCATTTGCTGGTCAAGCTACGTCAGAAGCCAATTTAGCAGCTAACGGGGTATCGACGAATGCGTTTGTAGGAGACTCTACAGCACAGGCCGTTCTTTCATCAAATGGCGTCTCTACTAATGCATTTGTAGGTCAGGCTCAAGTAGAAGGTGTATTGGATACATCAGGCACAGCTACTGCTCAATTTCAAACAGTATCGACAACTGGAGCGCTTACAGCGGACGGAGTAGCCACTGCTACGTTTACAGGCGTTGCGCAAGCGGTGTCGGTTCTGGACTCATCTGGTACGTCTGTAAATAGCTTCCAAGGACAGGCTCAAGTAGAAGGTGTTCTGAACGCATCAGGAACATCGACTGTTCAGTTTCAATCAATATCGACGACAGGTGCTTTATCCTCGGACGGATCAGCTACTGCAAATTTTGATGGTAGAGCTGAATCCCCTGCAGTATTGTCGTCCAGTGGCGTTTCTAGCGTTTCGTTCGCTGGATCGATCGTAGCAGAATCCACAGCTTCAGTATCTGGAACATCTGCCGCACTGTTCGAAGGACTATCTTCTGCAGAGTCGGTCGCGGCATCTGCCGGAGAATCGGTAAATGCATTTATTGCACAGTCCATAGCTAACGCAGAATTTGCAGTTAGTGCTGTTGCCGCAGTAACGTTCTCAGGCGTTGCTATTGATAGTGCTGGCGGGGTTAGAGTATTCTTAGATTGTTGCGGGGATAAGGAAAATGATGTGTATGTTATTAGGTAGAGGTCAGAATGGCACTTACTAAGTTAGGTGGAGTGATCCAATTTCCTTACAGGCATTTGGCTGTTACTCAGGAAATAGCAGCGTCTAGTTCGCTAGGAGCAGCAGGCAGGCAGGTGCATTTAATAGGTCAGGTGTATTTAGAAAATCCAACTGGAGGATCTAAAACAATATCCTCGTCTGGCGGTATTATTGCTTGGAGAACTCCCTCCGTGCCTATTTTTTCTAACGCAGGCACGCAGCTAGATATAGGAATACAAGATCTAGATATGACCATATCAGCTACTCCAGCTAGAGGCGATGGCACAATGGATGTTAGTGCCACACTGATCGGAGGAACAGATTCTTTAGGATCTTCCGGTACTAAAGAGATTGCAATGGAAACTGGATCCAAGACGATTAGTCATGGGGATTTCATAGCGGTTGCGTTTAATATGGTTTCTAGAGGCGGATCAGACTCTGTATCTGTCAGTGCTTATCAGCAGGGGGATTATACAGACGGAACCAGAGTCATACCATGTGTTAGTACGGTTACGAGCGGTACATGGAGTACGCTTACAAATGGAACGCCACAAGTTACTATTGTGTTTGATGATGGTACAGTAGGATGGTTGGTAGAAGCGCTTCCTCCTGTAGGTCAATCAAATATTTCCTACAATAGCGGGTCAACCCCAGACGAAATCGGAAACTACATAAAGTTAAAAACAAAAATACGAATAGTAGGGTTTGTTTTTGAAAATATCGCCAGCAATAATTCGGCGACTTTTGATATCTGCGTCTACACAGATCCTCTAGGTTCTCCGTCACTTGCCGCATCCAAGTCAATCGATCCAGATCAGATGGGTACGAGTGCAGGTACTGCTATATACATGCTAAGTACTCCTCTAGTTATAGGTCCAGGTGAGATATCAGTTACTTTAAAGCCAACAACTACAAATAACATAACTGCGTACTATTACCAGGTGCTTACGCCTAAATATATGAGGTGTTTTGGAGTGCATGAGGATGATTTATATGCTGTTAGCCGGACTGATGGGTCAGGCGCATTTGCCGGTTACAATTCAGGCACTGCAAAAGATAGGCGTATGGCGATCAAATTACTGGTTGATATGGTAGATGTAGCAGGGGAAGCTCAATCATCGGTAGGAATTTTCTAGGAGATACAAATGGCGGCACCATATAATCCACCTGTAAAGAATGAAGATTTTGTCTGTTACATATCGCTCAGAAGTGCTGCAGACAGTCTGTCGTTTAAGTCCAGTCCAACTATTGCATCAGGAGATTTTAAGGTTTCTAAGGATGGAGGAGCATTAGCTAACTTAACAACACTGCCATCGGTTGAGCCTACTGGATCGGTTATGGTTAAGGTATCGTTGTCTGCAACAGAGATGAACGCGGACAATGTGACCGTCGTTGCGATCGATCAGACCACAGATAAAGAGTGGGCAGACTACGTTCTGAACATAGTAACCACAGCATAACATGGCTCAGTACAAGCTATTCCTTGGTAACAAGCCTTCTGGTAAGGGAGTGTTAGTATCCCAAGGGGTTGCTGTTGCATCTTTTGTAGGCGCATCTGAGTATGTGATAAGTGGGTTAGCCGCTGCGAATCTGTTTGGAACCGCTGTAGCGTCGTCTGTACTGGATTCTAACGGAATAGCCAGCGGTAGTTTCACAGGGCAGTCTGTAGCAGAATCCGTACTGAGTTCTTCTGGTGTCGCTGCTACACTGTTTTCAGGTATTGCCACTGTTCCAGGGGCCGCATCGTTTGACGGGACTGCGACTTCTGCGTTTATTGGATCATACGAACCAAGAAGCGTCTTAACGATAACAGCTCAAGCGGTAGGTGCATTCTTCGGAGGGGCGCAGAAGCAGTCTGTACTGTCCGCGTCAGGAGCCAGCTCCACTCAGTTCTTCCTGGATGCCGATGGTGTGTATTCTATTAGCGGCTTGTCAGTAACATCATTCCTAGGAGAATCTCGGATAATTGCAGTAGCCAGTTCATCCGCAGCGTCTAGCGCTGCATTCTCGTTAGGTCAGATAGCTAACTTCTCTCTGACAGGAGCGTCGAGTAACAGTTTTCAGAGTAATTATAAGCACTTCGCAAGATTTGATTTATCCGCTCCGTCGTTGAATGCATTTACTGGCAGATCTGATTTTTATAGCAATTTTGCGATATCAGGATCTTCAATAAATGCATTTGATGGTGAGTCTTCAGCGGCGTCACAATTCGGCTTGTCAGGATCGTCAGGAATAGATTTTAAAGGTGTTGGCAATACGTTTGCTAGCGTAACAATAGCCGCAAGCAGTAATGTTAGTTTTGATGGATTCTGGAGGGAATTTGCAAATACATCCATGAATGGAGGTGGAGTATCTTCTTTTAGTAGCTTAGCTATACCTAATAGCAGGGCTAATGTGCAAGGTATCTGTCTCTTATACACATCTGACGCTGCCGA